CCGAACCGATTTTATCGACAAGATTTTGCTGTACGCTTACCGTTAACGGGTAATACCAGAACTCAATCGTAAAATCGCCTGTCCCGAACGCTGTTGCAATGCCTGTACCTGAAGTATCAAGATAGTCCCCAGCACCATCAAAGTACCCGCTTGCACCGTATTTACTCTGGGTCGTGCTGATTTGAGCGTTGCCCGATGCCGTAACCGTCAGTGCATTTAAACTAGAATCCGTAAACGTGGTCGATCCATTCGTTCCATCCATGCTCAACATCAACGAAACGGCTGAATAGTAAGGGTCGCCACCATCTATGACAATCCCTCCACCACCACCACCGATAACCGTCTTTTTACGATTGCGGATAATATTGGCTAGCATTAGAAGTTTTGACCTCCAACGTAGCCTTGCCAATTGGTTCCACCATCTGAGGTAAAGAATGCAAAGCTATCCACCTTGCCTGATGCCGATGTGATCGTTGGCGCAGCGCCGCCCGCCCATTTAATCGACGAAGGCCAAGTGACTGCCCGAGCTGTACCATCTGCGGTGAAGATCAGGGTAAATGAGCCACCGGAGCCGCTTGCTGGAGGGTTGCTGATCGTTATGGTGGTGATGGCAGCATTTAAACTGACCGTGAAGATATTTGATGTTTCGAGATTCAGCGTGAGCGTGCCGGATGAGATCGTTGGGCTGGAGACAGATTCGGAATAATCCCTTAGTTTGGCCCTGATCAGCTCGTTATCCTGTAGGTTCTGAGTGCCTGTAAAGCTGTTTGCACCAAGTTTAACATCGGTCGTCAAGAACCCGTTTGCATCAAGGCTAACACCTGTTCCGAGCCGGACTCCACCGAGAGTGGATACTGTTGCAGCAGGAAGCGTGTATGAATACGTCGAGCTGATTATGCCGCTGTTTATTACGATGCTTGATCCATCAACCTTAACTCCACCGAGAACCGTTGTCGATGCCGTGGGAAGCGTATAGGATGAGCCAGTTGCGGCACTGATAACACCTCCTGTGATCGTGATGGTCGATCCATCCACCCTGACTCCACCGAGAACCGTTGTCGATGCTGTGGGTAGGCTGTATGCGGCAGGAGTATTGCTTAGATCTGTGTAACTTCCCGAGGTGGCGACCGTAGCGAAAGTAGGCTTTCCTGTGATATTGGCATACGTAAAGTTGGCTGATGGAAGGTAGCTTGATGCTGCATTCGCCGTTGTCAGGTATAACGTCAGGTTTGGCGTGTTACTGAGATCTGCGTAACTACCTGATGTAGCTACGTTTGCCAGAGTGGGCTTGCCAGTGATGTTTGCGTAGGTAAAATTGGCCGATAATAGTTTTAGATCCAGTGCGGTCTGAAGTCCTGTGACCTCAGAAATAGCGTGATTGTGAGCCGATGGAGCAAACGTGCTTGGCTTGCCAGTCAGGTTGGAATAAGTGAAATTCGCCGATGGGAGCTTGGCGTCCAGTGCGGTTTGCAAGCCTGTGACATTAGAGATTGTGTGCGTATGTCCAAGGACAGAATAGGTTGCGTTGGCGTTGGAAATTGTCAGGTAAGGCGTCAGATTGGCCGATGTTAAACCATCGGTGATGCCATATCCAACGAGCGTTGTGGGCGTGCCTGTGAGGTTGGCAAACGTCAGGTTTGCGGATGTGAGGTAAGCCCCGACAGCCTGATAACGAGTGTCGGCATAACCTTGGGTTAGGATTGAATAATCGGTCATATTGGGAGTACGAAGTAAAGTCCGGTTAGCATTTTGGAACACGAGTTCCGCTGACTCTCCCAGTTTTAAAATAGTTTTGTAGTCGTACGCATGGTCAAATGCAAGAGACGGATCTGCGGCGGTTAAGTCGTTCGTTGCAGTCAGGTATATCTGGCTAGGTCGCCCAATATACGTACCGTTATTATAACTTACAATTCGTGAAATTGAATACAGATCTATCTCTGCTACAACCCCACCAGTTACTCTATCCGCATTAGAGCTTGGATTATATGCGCCGGCAGTCCCCACAGCATATCGAGCATGAATGCCGCCGTTGATCGCGTGAGGGTCATATAGCTGCGTAGTTCCAGACGGTCGCTGTGTGGCCTGCACATCAAAAGTAGCAGTGATAAGGGTGTTGGCGTTAACCTTAGTAGACGATTCAAGATACACCTCGCCATACTGGCCAAGCAGCAATCGTCCTGTCTTTGAGGTGTTTGCAGTACCTGTGTCGTTGGCGTTAAACCCCATAGACTTATACTGTAGAATTGTAGAACCGGACGACGAATATAAGCTACCGTCAAATATAGTCTTTGTAACCGTACCCGATGTGTTACTTGTCAATAGCCCACGCGAATAGCCCTGAATGGGGCCACTGGCCGATGTAATGGAACTGTATTTTGGGAACTGAGATAACGTTCCTGCGGTGGTCTGCGTATCTTTCCAGACCTGAATATAATTGGCGTCTACAAGGGTCGTGACATCGTTTGCAGTCAGCGTCACATTCCCCGTGCGATTATTGAACGCCGTAACACCACCTGGTTGGGCCGACAGTACTCCATTGCCCGTAATCGACAGATTATCCCCAACAATAATCCCGCCAATTGTGGTATTTGTGGCCGGAACAGATGATCCACTAACTCCGGCTGGGCCTTGAACGCCCACCGTAACAACCGTGATTGTCTTTTCGCCTGTGATTATAACTGTATCAGCCACGAGTCACCTCCGGTGATACAGTCAAAGTCCCTGAGATCAGTCTTTGCACGACATTTCCGGTCACGATTTCAAGGTCGTAAACACCGTCAACCAGGTTGGCGGTTGTGGCAGCATCCAAAGCGAGTGCAATCACTCCACCGGTCGCGTTGCTGATTGACAGACATGCTGACGGTGTGGTCAGGCTCAATGTCGTGTTGGAGTTGCTGTAAGATGTGCGAGCCATCATCCTGGCACTGCTTCCGGTCAGGTTCACTGGCGTTCCGTTGGAGGTCCAAGTGAGCGTCCGATTGAATGAAGCGCCGGCCTCGATCTCAAGGTTGTAATTCCCAGCCATCATTCAGCCTCCAGTTCCGCTTCAGTTGTCTCGGTTTCGACAGGCTCTTCAGGCTCCTCAGCTTCAGCCTCTGGAGGCTCTTCCATCTCACCAAGTCCGAGCGTCGCACGTGCTTCGTTGACGGTAAAGATTCCTGCGTTCACGCCTGCGGTGGCGATGTCCATCAGCGCCTTGCGGTCCACTGAAAGCTCCTCAATCTGCGATGTATCGAACCGCACACACAACGATTGATCAGGCTGTGAGGTCATACCGTTGCAGGCAATTGGCAAAGTTTGCACCAGCCTGGTCAGCTCACCGGCCACCAGATCGAGAAATGGAATCACAGCATCGCGCCATGATGCTTTGTTGGCCTCAACCAGGTTGCTGTATGTCTTCCCAGTGTCCGGCTGTTTGAGCGACATGGGCGCCCATCCAAGGACACCACAGATTCGAGCGGTCGCAAGGTCGGCCATCTCGCTCACGGACAAATCTTTAGGTGAAAAGCCCGGCGATTTGATGTCCATCTCGCTGGTCCCGACGAATGGCCTGCCCACAGCTTTACCACTCACAGCTCGTGCCAGGTCAGCTTGGACCTGCGACAATTGAGCGTCCGAGAGATTGCCCAGTGTTTTTAGCGAAACGATCAGCGATGGCACACCAGACCGTGATAAAACCGTGGTCTCATACTGGCCGATGATCTTGACCAGCGACATTTCAGCAACAACAGAATCGAGCACCGAAACGCCCCGGCTCTGAGCGTAGGTCGATCGGCCCTGGCGAAATGCAATCATCAAATCAGCGGGAACAGAGTAGTTGTACGACCTACCCCAATCGCTTCCCATCACTGGATATTCAAGGACTTCGTTGATACTTTCGCCCATGACTGGTCGCAGGACCCAAGGCGATGGGATCGGCATCAGCTCGGTCACCGCAGTGCCAGCCGTGTTGGTGATCACTTGGATGTAAGCGTTGCCGTTATCGCAAAGGCTGGAGTAAAGATGCTCCAGAACGGTCGCATCTGATTCGCCGGGGCTTGGCCGTTGCCAGAGTGACTGCAAAGGATGATAGACTGGCGTAAACCCGCCATCCTCATCCCATCGGCCAACCTGCATGATCGCCTTGGTGGCGTTGCGCTTCATGGCCTGAATCGCGGCTTGAACCACAGACACCTGGTTGTACGGACGAGCCAGGGTCATGTAGTCGTTTGATAAGCCGGTCATCATGTCCACAGTCCATGAAGTCGCGGCAATGTCAGCGGTGTTGGCTGTAACGCCTTCACGCACCGACTTGGTGAACCGGCTGCGGATGTTTTCAAATAGTGTTGGCATAGTTTTCAGGAGACGTATCTGAAAGGCTGGATTGGGCTTAGATAGTTGAACGCATCGGCAGCAGCATCAACCTGATCATCATGCTTACCGGTTGGAAACGAGCACAATTCGTCGATAAAGTCGCGATTCCAGTCGCCCTTTTCCAGCTCGATGGAGCCAGACTCAAACGCAGCGGCCATCGGCATTGCCCGCACTTCCTTGGAGCCTGTTGGTCGTTTGCTGATGACTCCATAACCGATCAGGTTACGAGTGTCATGCTGGACCTGGTCCACACCAGCGGACCCGGGATCCTGTGCAAGATGAACGATCGTTTCGCGCCCGTCGGTCTCAGCGATCTGGCGCTGGATTGTGCGACGGGTAGCAGGCGACCATTGCCCGCGTGAAACGTGCTTGATTCGGTAAATGTCGCCGGTCCTGTTCATCCACACACCGGCAGTGTAATCGCCACCACCCACCGTGGCGGCTGTATCCCATGCTCGGCATGAGTTGGAGTTGTTTGGGATCGGCGATGGATCGACGATCTTGAACCATTCAGGCTTGAAAAAGCCTCCATCACGGGGCGTTGGTGTCTGTTGGTAGAGAGCGGAAAAGGCATAAGAACCGACGGTTTTTTTGATCCGGTCGAAGTCTTCCACACTGTATCGTTCTGGCCACAGCGCCTCACCAGGCTGGCGGCCAATTAGGTCATCATCCTCAGCGATGGCAGGCAGACTGACCACTTCCCATTGTTCGCCACCTTCATTGGCCTGTTCTAATAGCTGACCAGCCAAGTCAAGGCTATGCCATCTGGTCATAATCAGGACGATTGCGGCACCTGGGTGAAGGCGTGTGTACAGGTCGTTTTGGTACCAGTCCATGACGCGAGCACGGTATGTTGGTGATTCGGCTTCAGCTCGTGACTTCACTGGATCATCAATAATGACCAGGTCCGCACCATAGCCAGTGACACCCGATCCGACACCAACCGCATAAAGCCCGCCGCCATACTCGCTTGACCACTGATTCTGTTTGTTTTGATCGTCGCTAAAGTTGAATCCAAACTCTTTTGCGATGCGTCTGGTTTGTCGGCTAAAAGTGCAGGCCAGCGAGTGGTTATAAGCTCCAATAATTATCCGTAAACCTTGATCCACCAATAATCTATAAGCAGCATAATGAATCGTTGCCAGCTCGCTCTTGCCGTGCCTGGGCGGGAGGAAGAGCATCAACCGTTTGACATCACCGGTCGTCACCCTGTCCAGCGCCCGGCGGCACTCCGCCAAGTGTTCTGGCGACCACTGGTGATCCGGCTTTGCGGCTTGCAGGAACCGGTTTAGCCCCTTTGGGATCAACTGCCTGTCGTGGTGGGGTGTCGCACTCATTGTCTATGGCCGCCCAGTCCACTTGGGGCTTATCAGAGATTTCGATGCTGCTGGCAACCTTGCCATCAAGCCGATCGTAAATCTCTTTCCAGTAACGGAAATCGCCATTGATCGCCTCTTGAATTCCTTTGTCGATCAGCGATCGCAAGATTTCAGGATTCGCGTCCAGCAATTGCCCAAGCGCAGCCTGCATAGAGTGTTTCTTAGGCCGACCACCACGGTTGCCAGAGGTACCCGGCTTAAACTGAGTAGATGGGTTTGGGAATTTGCTCATGTAGCACCTGTTATCCACCTGTTCTCAGGTTACTCATTCAATTGCTTCATATCCCGGTGGCCTAGCGCCATGATTCCCCCGTCCAGGCTTGTCAATCAGACCCTTTCGCCGGAGTCGCTGCATCAAAGCGCGTTGCTTGATTGCTATGTTGCGGAACTTGGCCCAAAAAGCCATGAGTTCCGTTTGTTCTGTCATGGCGCGTTTGATGGCCGCGTCCAGTTGTTTGCTGGCTCTCGTGCAACTTAAGCAGATCGCATAGCGATGCTGCTCAACCTTCCGCCCATCAACACAATGAGGACAGGGTTGATTCGGCAAGCCTTCCGTCCAGCCAGAGGCGTCCACACCTATCAAAACAGGTTGTACGCCGTGGATCGAGCGGATAAGTCGCCTTGTGATATTCTGGTCGATTTCCCCATCCGTGGGAGCGATCGAGTCTGAACCTAATGGTTCATTCATATCTTGACGATAATCACACGACCCACCGACCGTCAATAGGGTGCTCAAGATTTTGTACCTCCTGCCTCTGCAAACTCGATGTACGCCTTGTACATCTTGTCGCCCTTCAGGCCAGAGTAATCAAACTCAGCCGCCATCATCCGAAACGCCTTGTCCACAATCTGCAATCGGTTCCAAAGGCTCAGAGCAACCGCCTTGCCTTCGCTGTCTGTGAGAGCTGCGATATCATCAAGATTGATCATCATAGTTTTCCCTGTCAAATATGCCTTCGTATGGTGATACCATCAAGCTCTTGGTAACCTCGTCAATCGCTTCGGTGATATGCTCAATGCAGGCTGTTTTGGCTTTCTTCAGGCAGTCAAATTCATCACTCCAGTAGTCTTGATTCAACTCCTCTAAAGACATTTCTTCCGGCATGTATTTCAGACTTCCTACGGTTGCAAAATAACTGGTGTTGTCAAAAGACAACTCGATATTCGCCCAATACTTGCCGTGGGACAGCGTCCAAGTTGTGCCATCAGTCGTGCACCATCTTTGCTCAATCATTGTGTTTGCTCTTTCTGATATCTTCGAACATTTTGTTTACTTTCAGTCGGTGGACTTTGAACTCTCGTTCAGCGTCCACCATTTTTACAATCACAGGCAGAACATCAGGCAAACAATAGTCGCTGATACAATCGTTCTCTAGCAATTCCTGTGCTTGGCAAAGCCAGAATGCTTCCGCTGCTAAATCTGTTTCGGCTTCACCTTCTTTATTTCCGCGTCGAAACCTGTGCTCCATCGCAGAGATAATGCAGTGGTAAGCTTCATGGCTCACTCGCGGTTTCAGCCAGGCACTCAGCTCGTTGTTGGCAAAGTCGATAAACTCGCGACCATTAGCCAGCAAGTAGTAATCAGGACAACTCATGCATCATTCTCCATGTCAATTTGCGAAACCCTGTAAGCATGTTTCACTTTCTTGTTCTGGTGGTATCCTTGTAGATAACGGTTTTGCTTCACTGGGATGCCGGTCACAGATCGTTGGCCTTTGGTACTGGCCATCAGTTCGGTGATTGCTGGATATCCATGATTGCTGGTGTTGCCGTTTGAGCGATCATCCAAGATGGCGTTCGCGTGCATACGCTCATATTCCGTGCCGATTCGCTTCAGCTCAAGTAACTGATGCTGTGGCATGACTTCCATTTCAGTTCGCGAAAACCTGATCTCAGCTCGCTTGGATTTCATCTGGCACCTTTGACAGCATGAATTCGTGATATTTAGCCACAGCAAATGCAGATCGCTTGTCGCTCGTTCCTCTAAGGAGGTAAAGCGGGTCGGTCTTTTTCGCCGATGGCCCATAAACCGACTCTAAACCCGCCCGCAATGTGGCATCATTCAGCTTTCCACCAGCGGTGATCCACTGGCCATATTCGCGCCTTTTGTAGACTGTGATTGAAATGCCGCGGTCTTCAGCCTTCTGCAAAAGCCGACCAATTAGGTACATGGTCTGAATCGACGAGTCGCCTACAGGCCTGCCTTGGCATGAAAAACCCTCAATTGCAATTTCAGATGAGTCCACCCAAATTGCTCTTAGCATGTGCATGAGGTCAGCGTTAGCGATTTTGTCAGCCGACAGGATATTTGGTTTCTTATGGTTGCCTGGACCTATAACGCAGACTCCCGAATGAGTGCTGCCAGGGTCGATTCCGATGATTGTAAATCTGTTCATACCTTCCTCCACTTCGTTTCAATCCCTTGATCCGTCACCGTGTAATCGCCAAACAGGTTTGGTGATTCAGCCTGCAACACTGACAAGACAGCAATCGCCAGACGTTGAATCTCAGCGTCCGCATGAATTGAGCCACGCAGTTCAAGGAAGTGCCGCCACGCTCGTGCGTTTCCTGTCACAAAGATCTTTGTCTCAGTGCAGTTTGGGAGGACAGCGCGAGCGGCCTCGCGAGATTTCTTGCGTCGAAGTGTCGTGCTGTCAATGTCGGCAAAGTCGTTGTATTCCAGCGTTTCGCACAGCGCCTCGTAATGTCCCTGCGCTCGGCCAATGGCCTGAGCCCAGATCGCTTCTGGCGTGCTTCCCGGCTTGATGCCTGGTGGTCGCACAAACGCACAGTCCGACTCGTCCACATATCGTTGGCTCAATTGCGAATAACTCATGCCAGCACGATGCCGAACCAGCTCGTGAGTGAGTGATCTGGAGACGCCAGTGAAGATCATCGAGTAAACAGCATGCTCAAGAACTGAGCCGTGTCCCACTTCCAAAATGTGGTCAATATAAGCCTTGTTCCCACCTGGTCGAGGCTTGGCAAAGCTCATGTAGCACAATCGGCCAGCGATCTCCACGAGATGCTCGCTAGCATTGTCGGTGTCGCTGTTCCAGTGTGCGACTCCGTGGGCTTCCAAGAACTCGGCACAATCAAGGCTGTTGAGTTCTTGTTTGCCGACCAGGTAGACGGATGGGGCGGTAATGATGTTCATGATGTTGGTCGATCCAATCTTGCTCTTAGGGAGAATTTAAGAGCCTCTCGATTAAGCCCTGTAATATCTGGGAAAGCATGATGTTCTTTTGACCATTTCAATTGGCTTATAGAAAGCCCTGAACTAAAGAGGTTCCATGCCTTAATCCACAAAGCAGTTCTTAGATCAATAGAAGACTTCATCGCAAGAGCTGTTTGTTTTGACCGATTTGCTTGTATTAAAGCATAGACTGGACTTCCGGGAGATGCCTGATTGTTAATAAATTCATCAAAAAATCTGTCGCGTTTTTTTTCATTTACGTAGCCAAAAAGGAAATGGATTGCGCCAATTATACCTGGAGGCGACAACCCTTCGACACGCTGTCCATTTAGATGTATAAATTTTTGAGAACTTACCATATCAGGGTACTCTTCAAGAAATTTTATAATCACACCAGACACATTGGTTTTACGGCTGCTTGAAACGGCGCTGAAGTCTCCCGCAAAAATGTAGTGATAGACAGCAGACGCTGTTGCTGATAAGCCATAAGTATTCTTATACCCTGCAAGTTGCAGTACATCAGAGTTTGACCTTCTTCTCCCCTTGTCCATAGTGTCAAACGTTGTTCTGTCCACACCATAGACAACAAGAGATTGGATACTTACCCCAGATAATACAACAGCATGAAGACGATGCTGACCATTTATGACATCGCCCTGTTTGTCGAGAATGATTGGCTCACCATTATATTTCCAAAGTCCGCTCTTCATGGTTTCGGAATAACTTTTAACCAAAGCATGGTTTAAAGTTCGGTTCCGGAAATCTTTACTGCCTGTAATCCATGCCTTTGCCATCAGCGGTGTAATTACTATCTTATTTGCAATTGTCGAAGATTCTGGCTTGCTAGAACTTTCGATAGTATTTGCGATACGATTATACTGGCTCATGAGCTGCTCGTTTCTGTTGAAATGTGATTCCGTTGTTTCGCTTCCCAAACTTCCAGCCGATCCACTCTGACTTCAAGTGGAGCTTCAACACCAATCTTGACCTTGTCGCCCCTGATCTCAGTGACGCAGACCCTGAATTGAATGCCACCGTAATTGATGACGAGAACTTCATTGACCTTCCTGGACAAAACAAGCATTGCTGTAGCCTCCGTGATGCGTTTGATTTGATGCCGGGAGTGGTAAAACTCCCGGCGGAGTATGATCAGTCAACTCCCCGTGCGATTCTTGTGAGTCTGCCCAACATGATGCTGGATAAACAAACTCGAATCCGACCAACTAGGAGTCTGTCAGCAGGCTGGATATCGTTAGCCCCTGACAAGTCGTGATCCGGATTCGAACCGGAATCATTAGAGAGTTCCTTAAGGTTGATTGGCCATTTCTCTAATGCACCAGACACGACAAATGAATGCCATCCGTGGCAGCGGTCACCATCCATGAATCCCGTTTGACATCTGCTCATTACTGATCGCGCTCATGAATATCGCCACAGATGCCGCCGCTATGCGTCACCGGAGTCCAAGTCTCACCAAATCTCAGCGGCCTGACGGGATTGATTCGGCACAGTACTCGTCCACGTCCGCAACAGTCACAACCTTGGGCAAAACCACTCGACTGGATGAGACTCGAAAGCCTCTGATAGCTCTGATCACATCCAGTGCAAACCGTTCCACAACTGCCGATTCCTGGTCGTCCAGGAATTCGCCTGGCGAAACGGTCAGGATCGGATTTGTTTGCTTTTTGAACCTGTCCATTTCGTCGTGTATGAACTCTAAATCTGTCTTTGTCATCACTGGTCCCTTGTCATGCCTGGGTAAGGTGACCACCGGCTCATTGCCTGTGATTCACTTTCAAGAAAATCGTTGCCGTCTTTGTCTTTACCAACACTCACCAGCTTTTCTGGCGAGTAAGGAGAACTTTCCCAATCCAGCTTTTCTTCTGTCCATTCTGGATGTTCCGCCCTCAGTGTCGCCCTGGTCGTGAGCAGCTCGGCATTGAGCAACTTCCGCCAGCGGACATTGTGAGTTCTCAGATATGCAGGATCGGCTGATCTCACACCGTCCATATCTGCAAGCACTCGTTCGCGGTGCCTGGCTCGCTCAGATCCCACCAGAACAGATTGACCTGTTCTGGCGGCAAAGATAATTTGCAGAGAAGTGACCATCAGAAAGGCACCCCATCAACTTCATCGTGTGGATCAAAGGCGTGGCCATTTGTGCGAGTCTGGTCAAGATGTTGCTTCATGGCCCGATCCGCATCCGTCTCAGTCACTCCACCACCTGGCCGAACTTGCATCCGGCCTCTCAGGTGTGGTGCAATCTCCACAGATTTGGGAAGGTCCGATAAAGGATTGAAACCTGTGGATCCGCCAAACGATTC